TCTCTTTCTATTATCATTTCAATATAATGAATGGCTTTAAGTAAATCTTCTTTTTTATTTTTTAATTTATGTCTACATATATATTTAATCGCATTACCTTCAGCAAAAGGTAAATTATTATCATTAATAAATTTAGATGGTTGTATTTTCATTGTTTTATAATGAGAACCACCCACTTGTTTAAAAAATGCTTTGTTTGTCATATTTGATATTGTGGAGCTCCTAAGGTTGATATTAAATAAAGATTTTCTTTTGTTCTAGTCATACCTGTATACATTAATCTAGTTTCTGGATCTCTGTCTTTTAAATATGCTCTATAACTTTTATTATCTAACTCTAAAGATAAAACTACATTGTCACACTCATCACCTTTAGCACTATGTATTGTAGATAACCTTATTCTTGCTTCTTGTTTCAAATCTTCTCCATTCTTTAACATGGCTTCGATATAGGTTATTTGTCTAGATGTCAATTTATCAAAAACTATTTGCCAGCTACCTTTTGCTTTAAGACCATGTGATTGTCTAAGTTGTTCTATATTAAAATTTTCTTGTTCAAAACCTTTAAAAGTTTTTCCATTTTTAAAACCATACTCAACACCTCCACCTTTAGTAGTTATATATCCATACATCTCTAAAATAAGTTTAGGTGGTAAACTTTCCCCTTGATTTAATTTTTCCCAACAATCTATAGCTCTAAGTAAAGAATTAGGAATAAGTCTTTGTTTTCCTTGCTCATTTTTTGAATAATAAAAATAACCTTTATCTTCAAAATAATCTTTAAATGCGCTTAACATTTTATTAGTTCTTGTTAATAATAAAAATTTTCCTTTAGAATAATCTATTTGATCATAAGAAGTTATAAATTTAACATGACCTTCTCTATCAGCAGGTATCCAATTTTTTTCAACTCTATTATCAGGGTTGATTGTATTTATTATTTGATTAGCCATAATAAATACTTTTTTAGGAACTCGTCTTGATTTATCTAAACCTGAATCAATAATAGTATCTTTGTCTTTACATAATTTTACAAAATGAGCTGGATTCGCACCTTGAAATTCCATAATGGCTTGATCGTCATCACCAGCTATATAAGATCGTTTAACATTTGATTCTATATAATGAAACATTTTCCATTGTAAATTATTTAAATCTTGTGCTTCATCTAAAAACACAGCTTCTAATGGAGGACATGCTTGTTTTTCTATAAACAAAGATAACATGTCTATAAATTCAAACATTTTACTTTCTTTTTTAAATTTCAATAAACTATTATAAATGTATTGTAAATTATTAAAACTAATATCATTCTCATGTTCTCTTAACATAAATTGAGTTTCTAAACTTATCATTTTAGCTCTGGCTAAACTCCAAACCTTCACATAATCACTTGCATATCTAACAACACCATCTTGACCTTCTGTAGAATCAAATCTAATATCTCTTACAATACCACCAATGTAATCTCTAAATAAATTCCAGTTTTCACCTTGTAGTAATTGTGTTTTAGTATCAATACCACACTCTCTTTTACCTAAAGCATGTAATGTACAAAAATATTTTAAATCTTTTTCATCTGTAACATTAAAAAATTTTCTAACTCTACCTATTGCAACTTCAATTCCTTTCTTACTAAACGTAAAGAAACCAATCTTATTTAATGGAGTATTATGTATTTCTTTTTCCATTTTCATATAATGGTTAACCAATCTAAATGTCTTACCAGTTCCAGGCGGTCCTGGTATTATTGTCCTTTTAAACATAAGGTGGTTTCTCTATTTCTAATAAAGTTGGATCTGGTCTAATCACAGAAAGTTCTTTAATTACAATGACTTTTAATGATTTTCCGCTTATTTTAATAACCTCTTCTTTGGCTTTAAACACCTGTTGTAATTTATGTAATGTTGCATTTCTTTCAATATTCCAAGATTTAGTTTTACTTAAATAATTCCAAAAGTCTTTATATCTAAAATAAGTCTTACCTTCATCAGTCCAAGATGTATTTCTTAATAAATCGTTTTTAGTTTTACCTGCTGCTCTATCTGTAGTAAAATTTTCTAAATGATCTTTTAATTGATTATCTAATTGTAATACTTCAGGTGCTTTCATTATTTCTATATTACTATTAAATAATTCACTAATAGTTTGATTCCAAACAGGTTTAGGAACTGAAGGAAGTTTTATTCTAATTTGTTCCATACATGCCTCATCAAATAAATCATAATTTCTTAATATTTTAGAATTAACACATACAGTTTTACCATCTACACTTACAAACCAAATAGGTGGTTCGGAAGTATATATTCTAAGATTAGATAATTCTGGCATTAATACACCATTACCAATACCATATTTTCTTGTTGCACATGTTACAGGATCACAAAAATCACATATTGGAGTATCTTTACATTTATATTGATAATCTTTACCTGATATAGATTTTATTACACCATTTACTTCTTGATGATCTAAAGGTGGACTAATGTATTTAATGTTAAACTCCATTAACTTAGTCTCCCATTTCTCAACTGATTTTTTTAAATAAACACCTATGTTATATAAACCATTATTACGACCCCCTTCTGCTATTTTACTTTTACTTAATATTTGTAAACAAGGTGGTCCTTCATGGAAATCTTCTTTAACAACTTTGGTTTCTTTAGTTTCAACAGCAGGTTCAATAAAATCTAATTTTTCTAATAATTCTTTTTTTATCTTATATTCATCATATAATTTATAAAACTCTTCTAATGAAGCAGCTTCTCCATCATCTTTAAAAGCATAACGTAAACTTTTATTTCCACCATGATAAGGTAAATTTAAAAAACTTCCTAAATCACCTCTCTCTATTAATATATAATCTTGTTTAGGAAATATTTCAGATCCTGCTACACCTAATAGCGCAGACATTTTCTTTAATTTATTACGCATTAAAGCTGCATCTATCCACTCTGTAGTAAATAAAAATACGTGAGCACCACCAGATTTAGATCTACAAACAACTAACGGTAACTTATGTTTTCTTATTTTATCTACAAATTCTTTATGATTAAAATTATATTTATCAATATCTATACAGCCCCATCTACATAGATTTTTTTCATTAATAGGAATAATACCTAATGCTGGTTCAGCACCAGCTAAATGTTTTTCCCATAGTTCTTTGACTACAGGTTTCCTAGCTGTAAAAGGTTTTCCTTTTTGCTTGCCTCTTTGATCATATTCATTAGTAGGAATATATTGACCATATGCAATTTGCAATCCTGTAAATATTTCTATAAACTTGTCTACCATTTTAAAAGGGTGGTATTTCTACCACCCTGCCTCTAGTTAAGAACCGTTTGCAACTCCATCACCTCTTTTGCAGGCTTCATAGAATTGTTTAGCTCTTTCGTACAATGCTTTATCTTCAACAGGACCAATTTTTTGGATATTAAATCCATACCATTGATTACCTTTCCCTGAATTTAAAACAGACGATACAGAGTAAATGTGGCTAAATGGTGGCGGTGTAAACGCTCCATTTTTACCTTGCATTGTAATACTCATCATTGCAGAGTTCCATTTTCTGGATACTTTACCTTGAGATGAATACATTGATATCAATGCAGTTTCTACTCCTATACCATCAAGAATTAACACAAAGTGTTGTGCAGTCTTTTGGATATAATTTCCATTAGGAAGTCTATCTTTACCCATAGAATCCGTAGTAGTTTTAGTAACTATATCACTTGACGATGGATATATTTTCTCAGGTCTACCCGAGCCTGTTCCAAAGTCAGACCATTCTTGGTACTCTAGTCTATAGTGACAAGGTATAACTTTTATTCCTTTCTCACCATCATACAGTTTTTTTGTAACTGTATTTAAAAACATTCCAGGTTCTGCACCTTCTACATAATTTGCGTTACGTTTCTGAGCTTCTCCTGAACCGTTTTGTAAAAGTTTTAAGATTGGTAAAGCAACACTTGATTGATCTACATTCTCAAAACCTATCTGTGCATCTGCTTCAAACAAACTTGTTGAAGGCAAATGCGTAGCTTTCTTTGTTACTTGTTTCTCCGTTCCATTTTCCATCATCTATTATCTCCTAGTTATTTTCGTTTGGTTACCTACAAACGTGTTAAAAATATCAGAGGGCATGTCGAGTCCAGCCTCAACACGCTCTCTGACCACAGCCTTGAGTGTCTGGGCATGAACACCAACTTTCTGGACTGGTTCAAAACCCTGACCTCGTGCAAGGACAGCATATTGCGCCGCCTTGTTATCTTCGCCACGACCAAAGGTAACAGTGATGTCATTTTTAATAACATCTCCTAGACCGTTTTTACGAAGCCATTCAAAAGCTTTATCCTGATTTTCAGGAGTGATTGATGCACTATAAAACGGCTTAACTTCAACCGATGCACCATCTTTTAGCTTTAATTTCGTTATATTCATTTCTTGCATCATCAAAGGTATTTCTACTTGAGATAAAATGCGAGATTTTTCTTTTAAAGAACTTGTATGCGCTTCTGACGCAGCAATTTGATCTTCTAAATTTCTAAGATCAATAACTTTATCTGATAAGGCTTTTGCCGAATCAATTTGTGTAACAGAATCTACTCTGTCGTCTTCATAGTTTATAGTCACTGTTGACATATGCTTCTTCTTTCTGATTTAAGTTTATTTCTATTGGATAATATCTTCTTTCCTGTTTATCCCATTTAAGAAGATTATATCGCCCATTAGTATAATCCGAAACAATAGAACATGCAAGTCCAATTATTGCAGGATCACCTGTGAGTAACAAATAATCTGTTGGTCTGTAATCTTTTAATAATCTTTTTAATTTAAAAACTACAGGACCTGAGCTTAAAATTATTTGTGCATTTTCTGGTAATAAAACTTTTAATTTACCATACTGTGCAGCTCCAATAATATTAATCTTAGGCATACCAGCACGACTACCTGGAACGTCTTGAACTACATATACTATTTTTTCTTCCATATTTCTTGACAGCTTATAGTCTTTTATATAATATATGTCAACTAGAAAGAATTATGAATTATAAGTTTAAAACTAAGCCTTTTGCGCATCAACTCAAAGCATTAGAAATGTCTTGGGATAAAAATGTATTTGCTTATTTTATGGAAATGGGTACCGGTAAATCTAAAGTATTAATAGATAATATTTCAATGCTTTATGATAAAGGAAATATTAATGGTGCATTAATTATTGCCCCAAAAGGAGTTTATAAAAACTGGTTTGACTCTGAAATACCAACACATATGCCAGAAAGAATAGAGAAAAAAATAGTATTATGGCAAGCTACAATCAATATAAAACAACAAAAAGAATTAAATACTTTATTTGAATCAGGAGAAGATTTACATATTTTAATTATGAATGTTGAAGCATTATCAACTAAAAAAGGAGTTGAGTTTGCACATAAATTTTTATCTTGTCATAAAACATTAATGGCAATTGATGAATCTACAACTATTAAAAACCCAGAAGCTTTAAGAACTAAAAATATAATAGGTTTAGGTAAAGATGTTAAATATAAAAGAATTTTAACAGGATCTCCTGTTACTAAATCACCTTTAGATTTATATACACAATGTGCTTTTTTAGATCCTTGGTTATTAGAACATCAATCATTCTATAGTTTTAAAACTAGATATGCTGTTATGAGAACTCTTAATTTAGGTAGTCGTTCAATTCAAGTTGTAGCTAGTTATAAGAATTTAGGAGAGTTATCAGATAAAATTAAACCATTTTCATTTAGAGTATTAAAAGATGATTGTTTAGATTTACCACCTAAAACATTTATGAAACGTTCTATTCAATTAAGCCCAGAACAAAGAAAAGTTTACAATCAAATGAAACAAATAGCCTTAGCAGAATTAAACGGTAAATTAATTACAACTAATACAGTACTTACTCAATTAATGAGATTACATCAAATTACTTGTGGTCATTTTAAATCTGATGATGGAGAGACACAAGTTATTAAAAATAGTAGATTAGACGAACTTATAGAAGTATTAAATGAAGTAGAAGGTAAAGCAGTTATTTGGGCTCATTATAGATATGATATAGAAGTTATTGTAAACGCTATTAAAAAAGAATTTGGAGATAATTGTGTGGTTACTTATTATGGTGATACATCAACTGATGATAGACAAAAAGCTATTAAATTAATTCAAGACCCTGAAAGTAAAGTTAGATTTATTGTTGGAACTCCACAAACAGGTGGTTATGGTATTACATTAACTGGTGCATCAACAATGATTTATTATTCTAATGGTTATGATTTAGAAAAACGTCAGCAATCTGAAGCTCGTATTGATCGTATTGGACAAACTAAAAATATGACTTATATAGACATTATTGCAGAGGACACTGTAGATGAAAAAATTGTAGCTGCCCTCCGCAAAAAAGTAAACATCGCCTCTGAAGTTATGGGCGAAGATTTAAAAGATTGGATTTAGATAACCAATATTGTTCACAATCGTTATAAGGTAACATTATTTTACTTTAATTTTTTTACCTTCAGATTTATCAGGGTTTTTAAGTCCTAGTTTAATTTTTAAAAGACCGTCAACCATTTCAGCTTCATCTACAATAACGTCAGATGCTAATTGAAATTGTTTAACAAATTTTCTAAGTGCTAAACCTTTTGAAACATATTCAACATTTTTATCTTCTACTTTACCTTCAATAGTAAGAACTCCGTCTTTAACTTCAATAAGAACGTTTTCTTTATTGTAGCCAGCAAGACCTATTTCTAAACCATATTTTCCTTTTGAATACTTTACTATATTGAAAAAAGGGAATGAAGGTATTTTAGACCAATTATCAAATATATTATCAAATATATCTGCGGTATGTTGTACGAATTGATTATGGAACTCATCCACATTGATAAGACCATTGTTTGGGAATAATGAATTGTAATTCATAATTATCTCCTATTAGTTAGCAAGTTAATTAGGTCTGCCCACATGGCACAACCATAACTAGTATATAAGAATTAATTATTTAATGTCAAGAGG